ATACGGTGACGGAGAGAAAGTGAGCGGTGATTATACTGCCTACAGATTAGGCATGGCAGTAGCCGGTGCTGATGGAAAAACTCCACTTGACCTTGATTCTAAAAGCTGGATAGGTAAGAAAAAAACAACTCACCCTTACTCAAAAATAGAACAAGATATGCTAAAACATGCATATAAGGCTGTGGGCGCAGAATATCAAGACATTAATAACGGGGATATGGAAAGCCAGGAATTAAAGTCTACCAATACTGTAAGCCCAGTAGCAAATTGGATGAAGAAAAAATGAAAATAACAAATCTATTACCAGAAGCTGGACCGTACGGTAGTCGTAATCCAGATACTATGAGCGCAAGCGATTACGATCGTTATCAACAAGATCAAATGGATCAAGGCAAACGTGACTTTAAGCGTAGTGAACACGAGGCTGAATGGGAACGTGAACAAGAATATACAAAGCAATTACAGGCACGAGATCAAGGTCCGTGGTACTTGCGTATAGATGGTAAAATTCTAAAGAGCCAAGGACAACCAAAAGTTTTCGATCTAAAGAAGGGTGCTAACAACTATGCACTTGCTATCATTAAAAACAAACCAGAATTACAGGGTAAGATCATGCTTACCAAAAGTGATGCTGATCAGGCGTCTACTGAAGCTGCATCGGGCGGCTCAAGTTCAGCAGGCAACGTGGCTTCATCGTCAGGTAGAATAGGCCCAGATACTATTGTGGTACAAGAACATAAAAAAGGTGTTAAGGCCATGAAGTATACAGCAAAGACTAGAAGTCCTGTAGCCAAAGCACATCAAGCAATCGGATCAGGGTCAGGCGAACATACAGATAAAAAGAAAGTAGCAAGTCAAGTTCGTGGCCAGAAACATAAGAATAAATCAACTGAGATTGCAGAGAGCTTCAACGGTGAATACGATGATGAAGCAGGCATGGCGCAAAGCAATTTACTCACAACTGCAAGAGCAGTCATGGGTTTGCTAAAGACTATTAAAGATAAAGACAACTTGCCGGAGTGGGGCCAAGAGAAAATCGCCAAAGCAGAAATGATGCTAGTCAGTGTTTGGGATTACTTACAGAGTCAAAAAGAGTTAGGAAATGATCCTCAGCAAGGTGTGGCGGAAGGCTCCAACGATACTATCTACCCTAATGCCGAAGTAATTAAATTACGCAACGGTAGACCAATTGGTGAGATTTATCAAGACGAAAATGGTTGGGGATTTTTCCATTATGGTATGGACAGCGGCAATGATTTTATTGATTCCAGAGAAGACGCAATCGAAGGACTCAGAGACCTACATCAAGAAACAGGTCGCAGTCGTAGAGACACTATGGAACAAGGCATGGCGGAAGGCTCATCTACGAACGCAGAAGTTACTAAACGAGCAAAAGCCGCTGCCCAAAAGGCAGGCAAGACATTTAATACTGATGTTGAGTATCGCTTGTGGTACGCAATTACCACCCAAGCAAACGCCGCAACACGAAAAGCGGACAAGAAGCAAGGTGTGGCGGAAAGCAACTGGTACGAGTTACGTCTTGCTCGTTTGTTAGAATCAGATCTAAAAAAATGAGCGGCTGGAGACAATTCAAATTTGATAGTTCGGACGTAGTTCCAAAGTCAGAGGACGATTGTTTTATTCCAGAAGATGATCCCATGTGGCAGCATGTAGGTGCTGCCAAAATTACATCAATTGCTCCACAAATACAAACCAAATTTGATAACAGCGGTAACGAAAAGGCAAAAATTATGCGCGAGCAGAATATTAGGCCTGGTACCGAAGAATGGTTCAAACTTTGGTTTAGTAAGCCTAAATAATTCTTGACTTTCCACTGCCTACTAAGTATAATTAATACTTAAGGAGTATATTATGAGCAAAGCATTTGGCGCACCAGAACAAGCAAAAATCAAACAAATCATAGCAGAAGGTTGTACTGTTATGCAGGAAATTCAAGACCTTACAGAAGGATTGAATGAAACAATCAAAGCGGTGGCAGAAGAACTAGAAGTAAAGCCTAGTGTTATTCGCAAAGCAATCCGTATTGCACAGAAAGATCAGTGGGATCAAGTATTCCGTGAATTTGATGATCTAGAAACAATTGTAGATATCAGTGGACATGCAAATCGTCGTGAAGACTAATGAACACTATCCTACACGATATCTTTCGATGGATCAGAGATGACTATAGAACTCATCCTTTTCGTTTCTGCATTGAGTTGCTTGCTTGGGGCATTTCAATTGGGTGTAGCATTACCATGGCTCTCACAGTCCCGAATCCGCCCTTACTATATTTGTATCCTATATGGATCATCGGCTGCGGTCTCTATGCTTGGGCTGCTTATACTCGCAAAAGTTTTGGTATGATTGCTAACTATATCTTATTGGTCACAATTGACTCAGTAGGTTTAGTTAGGATGCTAATTAATTAAAAGAAAGGTTTGATCAGCCATAAATGATCACAAAGAAGGTTGCCGGCCATAAGCGGTAAGGAGAAAATTTAATGAGTTATGTTGATGCCATTTGGGATCGCGATAACGACATCGTTAAGATTGTCGAGCGAGACCCTAAGAAGGGTAGAATTTATCAAGAATACCCAGCACGTTATGTATTTTATCACCCAGACGCTAGGGGTAAGTACAGGTCAATTTACGGCGAAAGCCTGTCTAAAGTCGTATCCAAGAGTCACAAAGAATTCCAAAAAGAGATACGAATTCACAATAATCAGAAGCTATACGAAAGTGATATTAACACAGTATTTCGTACATTAGAAGAAAACTATCTAAACAAAGAACCGCCTAAACTTAATGTAGCATTTTGGGATATTGAGGTGGACTTTGATCCAGAACGCGGCTATGCATCACCCGACGATGCGTTCATGCCTATTACTGCGATTGCTGTTCACCTACAATGGTTAGACATGTTGGTGTGTCTTGCAGTACCGCCAAAGACGCTAACTATGGAGCAGGCGACTGAACAGGTTAAAGATTTCCCAAACACAATTTTGTTTGAGACAGAAGCGGAAATGTTAGATACATTTCTTAACCTGATTGAAGATGCAGATGTTCTAAGTGGATGGAATAGCGAAGGCTTCGATATGCCATATACTGTTAATAGAATTATTAAAACACTTAGCAAAGAAGACACTCGTAGATTGTGCCTGTGGGGTCAAATGCCTAAGAAGCGGGAGTATGAAAAATATGGAAAAGCGGCTGTTACTTATGACCTTGTTGGTCGTGTTCATCTGGACAGTCTCGAGCTGTACCGCAAGTACACCTATGAAGAACGTCACACCTATCGACTGGATGCCATTGGAGAGATGGAGGTAGGAGAAACTAAGACACAGTACGAAGGTACGCTGGACCAGTTATACAACAATGACTTTCGCAAGTTTATTGAATACAACAGACAAGATACTGCATTGTTAAACAAGTTAGATAATAAATTAAAATTTATTGATTTAGCCAACACACTGGCGCACGAATGTACTGTATTATTACAGACCACAATGGGTGCAGTTGCAGTGACTGAGCAGGCGATCGTAAACGAAGCCCACCATAGAGGATTGATCGTTCCAAGTCGACCTAAGCGTGATGAGAATGCAACTAATCAAGCGGCTGGTGCGTATGTTGCATATCCTAAAAAAGGTCTGCATGACTATATCGGATCAATGGACATTAACTCATTGTATCCTTCTGTCATTCGTGCGCTAAACATGGGTCCGGAAACCATTGTCGGACAACTACGTCAGGACTATACTAAAACATATATCGATGCAAAGATCGCAAAGGGTTCTAGTTTCGCGGCTGCATGGGAAGGCAAGTTCGGTGCAGACGAATATGAATTAGTAATGAGTCAAGACAAAACTAACGAAATCGTAGTTGATTGGGAAAACGGTGAATCCGATGTAATGAGCGGAGCACAGATTTATGATGTAATCTATAACAGCGGTAAACCGTGGATGCTAAGTGCTAACGGTACAATTTTTACTCATGAAATGGAAGGGGTTATTCCCGGACTGTTAAAGCGTTGGTATGCCGAACGTAAAGAGATGCAGGCCAAACTTAAAGAAGCAATCAAAGCGGAGAATAAAATTGAAGAAGAATATTGGGATAAACGTCAGCTCGTTAAAAAGATTAATCTTAACAGTTTGTACGGTGCTATTCTTAACGTCGGCTGTAGGTTTTTCGACAATCGCATTGGTCAATCGACCACTCTTACAGGACGACAAATTGCTCGCCATATGGCCTCAAAAATAAATGAAGTTATTACGGGTGATTATGATCACTTAGGTAAATCAATTATCTATGGTGATACGGACTCTGCCTATTTTAGTGCCTATGCTAGCCTTAAGAAAGAAATAGATCGAGGTGAAATTCCTTGGACTAAAGAATCAGTAGTTCAACTGTACGACAGCGTATCTAACGAAGTGAACAGTACGTTCCCACAGTTTATGTTTGATAGCTTTCACTGTCCGAAAAGTCGAGGTGAGGTTATCAAAGCAGGACGAGAACTTGTTGCAGCCAAGGGCCTGTTTATTACTAAAAAACGCTATGCAGTATTGGTGTATGACAAAGAAGGCAAGCGTAAAGATACTGACGGAAAGCCAGGTGAGATTAAAGCCATGGGGTTGGATCTAAAGCGCAGTGATACTCCCGAATTTATGCAGGAATTTTTAACTGAAGTGTTAACTAAGGTTCTTAATGGATCTCAAGAGACTGAAATCCTAGATCGCATTAGTGAGTTCAGAACAGAGTTCAAAGCTCGGCCCGGTTGGGAAAAAGGATCGCCAAAACGTGCTAACAACATTACAGACTATCAGGCAAGAGAAGCAAAGTCGGGTAAGATTAATATGCCGGGACATGTCCGTGCTGCCATTAACTGGAATACGCTCAAGCGTATGAACGGAGACAAATACAGCATGGGAATTGTTGACGGCATGAAAGTTATTGTGTGCAAGGTAAAAGATAATCCATTGGGATATACTTCAATTGCATATCCGGTAGACGAAATGCGGTTACCTAAATGGTTCCAAGAATTACCATTTGATCATGCAGAAATGGAAGCAGTTATTATCAATAATAAAATTGATAACTTAATTGGTGTACTAGAATGGGATTTAGATTCCACTACACAAACTAATACATTCGGTTCTCTATTCACATTCGAATAATATGGATCTTTATAAACTTTATCCGTTGGATCATTTACCTGACTTTTTTGAAAAAGAATTAGCCAGGTTAGAATCTAGCTTAGATTTAGATCTAGGTTTTCAAAATAAAAAATATATTCGAGACTTGTCTCGGGAATTCAAAGATAATTTTAAGATTTTCTTACAACATATATTAAAAAAAGAAGAGGTAACTGTATCCGAAGGATGGATCAATTATATCAAATATGATAAAATCATGAATGGATTGGATTGGCATAACGAAGTAGGATTAGGTGCCAATAAAGATACAATAGTCGAGGATCCGTATATGGGCATTATTTGGCTCGACGGAGATGTCAATTGCGGAGGTGAATTCAAATTTATTCACGATATCACTAATGAAATTGTTATAGTACCATTTAATCCGCCCACTCTAATGATAATGACTAAAGAAACTATACATGCTATCGACCATTACTCTAGTAGTAAACATAGAATTAGCCTAAATTTCAATTTTAGGTGAAAAAACATTTGACATTATTGTTAAATCTAACTAAACTAAACAAAAGGATCTACAAATGAAAGACATTCTACAAGACATCGTACAACACACCCATAATCTGGGCTTCCTTAATATCGTAAAGATTACAGGCGATGATAAAAAAACAGCGATCGACTCTATGGCGGATGACCGTAGTGTTATTATGCAAGCAGAAACTGCAAATCCACATCCAGATATGCTTGGAGTATTTGGGATGCCGCAATTGAACAAACTAAAGTATCATTTAGATTGTCCAGAATACAAAGAGGATGCAACTATTGAAGTAGTCAAGGGCCAACGGAACGGAGAAGAAATTCCAGTTGGTCTTCACTTTGAAAATAAGGCTGGCGATTTTAAGAACGATTATCGTTTCATGAACACTGAAATCATTAACGAAAAGTTAAAGACAATTAAATTCAAAGGTGTTAAGTGGGATGTAGAAGTTGCCCCTACCCTACAATCTGTACAACGATTTAACTTCCAGGCCAGTGCAAACAATGAGCACACTACATTCTTGGCAAAAACAGAAAGCGGTAATCTAAAGTTTATCTTTGGTGATCAAAGTACACACGGTGGTGAATTTATTTTTGCAACAAATGTCACAGGTAACCTAAATAAAGCATGGACATGGCCTGTTAGCAGTGTATTAAGTATTCTAAAGATTGCAGATGCAAATAATGCTAAGATTGGTTTTAGTAATGAAGGTGCTATGCAAATCACATTAGATAGTGGACTTGCTACTTACAAATATATTATTCCAGCAAACGCATGATAAAAGGTATAGGCGGCGGTGCGTTTATCGAGGTAGGCGGTGGCACATCACCGATGCCTTATATTTCTACTAACATAGATAATCCAATGCAGGGTATGGTCCGTATTTATGGAAATGATTTACAAGTATGGAATGGCAGCAGCTGGGTGCAAGTAGCTGCTAGCTATCCTACAGTGAGCCTAAATAGCAGTGCCCAATCTGCAATATCATGGGCGATGAATAAGATGTCCGAAGAAGCAGCATTAGAACAATTGTCAGAAAGTCATCCTGCTGTTAAAGCAGCGTATGAAAATATGAAACGTGCCGCCGAACAATTAAAAGCAACAATAATATTGAGTAAAGATGAGCAAACAACAAGTTAATTTAACACCACTACAGAAAGACTATGCAGTATACCTGCCAGCTATTAGTAGTTTTTACAGCACCTATGTTGCCAAGCAACGTTTAGAAAAGTTTATCTCTGACGAGCGTATGCCAGCTGGTTTTGATCGTGGCATTGAAGGCATGAACTTTCTAAATCCTGAACAAGGATATTTTACATACAAGTATGGATTGTACTCAGCAGGTCATGCACAGTTAGATGTTGTAAAAGCACAGACACAAGAGTCAATGATTCAACAACGCGATCGTAATAATACTATGATCTTAGGTGACTCCGGTGGATACCAGATTGGTAAGGGTGTCCTTAAATTTGATTGGTTAGACTTTGAAGGCAAGGAAGCTACAAAGACTCGTCAAAAGATTCTAGAGTGGTTGGAAGTGACTGCTGACTGGTCAATGATGCTAGACGTTCCAACATGGGCATGTGATCATATTCACAGTCCTAAAACTGGATTGAAGACATTCGATGACTGTTTAGATAAGACTCGATACAATAACGATTACTTCCTAATGAATCGGTTAGGTCAAACTAAGTGGCTGAACGTGCTACAAGGTGGTGACTGGGATACCGCTGAAAAATGGTATGACGGTGTAAAAGAATTTAGCGACCCTAAAGGTAAGTATGCGGGTCGTGAAGCAGAAGGTTGGGCATTCGGTGGTGCCAACATGTGCAAGATGGATATTACTCTCAAGCGTCTCATGACACTTAGAGAAGATGGTTTGCTGAAGGGCAAAAACTGGATCCACTTCTTGGGTACAGCGCAACTTGACTGGAGTTGTTACTTGACTTTAATTCAACGACAAATTAGGAAACATATCAATGAAGAGCTTACCGTATCTTTTGACTGCGCCTCACCGTTCATCGCAACAGCGCACGGACTTGTCTACACAAACGCAGTCCACACGCCAAAAAGGTGGAGTGTTATTATGGACAAGGCCCCAGACAACAAATCACTTGCCGGAAGCGATATCCCGTTCCCATTCGAATCAACAATTGGTCGAAGACTAACAATGAAAGACATCGCCTATTATGATCTAGGCGAACGTAAGACTGATGCAGAATTAAATGGTGCTAAGTTTGATCATTTGAATCCGGCACATTATCATGTTGCTCCAAAGTTAAACAAGCTAGGTAAGATTCCGAACAAAACATCGTGGGATAGTTTTGCTTATGCGTTAATGATGGGCCATAATGTTGAATGCCATATCGTTGCTGTACAACGTGCTCAACAGTTAATGGATATCGAAATTGCCAAAACTAAAGATAAGATGTCCTGGAAGCATTGGAAAAAAGTTAAAGCTCAGGACATGAGTGATGAATATTCGGATTGGGTTCCTCGTAATATTCTGTACTTTAGTAGTTTTATCGAGGACTTGTTTAATACTACAAGTAAAGCAGATGCGTTTGCGTTAATCGAACAAGCAGGGCCTTTCCTAAAAGCATTAGAAGGATCTCGATTACAGGGCGGTGCAGCTCAAAATACGTTCGGTAATTTGTTTGCATTCGAAGAAGTAACTAATGCAGAAGAAGTTGATTTGGAAAATCCAGATGACGATATGCTTAGAGAATTGGAAGAAAAAGGATTTGAGGCTTGACCTTATCCAATTATTAAGTTATACTATTGTTTAGCAAATTAAAACTAATAAAAAATTATAATGAAACGAACTTACGATTCCGGTGAAGCAACTGATGTCCAATTCTTTATTGGCATAGAAGTTGAACATACTCCTGCATTTGGGTTAAAAACATTGTTTGTAACAGGCGTACACACTGTAGAAGAAATTGCAGCCAATCTAAATGGCGCAGAGCATATCTTCTTCGGTGCAAATCACAGTTATAATCCGCAAACATATGATGACCACAAAGCATGGGAAAACATGATTCGATTCTTTT